GAGAAATGGTATAGCATTAGCTACAATTAATCAGGAAGCTACATAATGTCAATGATATCAGCATTTTTTAGCACAACAGCTAAAGCAGAATCATCCCCAGGTGAAAATATCGTTACTGATGGTTTAATATTCAGAGTTGATGCAGGAGATGAAAATAGCTATCCAGGTTCAGGTACTACTTGGACTGATGTAATAAATGGTAATAACGGTTCAATAAATAATGGCGCAGCTTACAATTCAGCAGAAGGCGGCTACTTTGAGTTTGATGGGGTAGATGACCAAGTAGATTTTGGTCAACCATCCATCCTTGAAACCTATCCAGCTTCTTTTGATATTTGGTTCCAGTCATCTAATAAACAAGATGGAATTATAACAAAAGGTAGAACCAGAGGAAGTGCTAGTCAAAGAGATTGGGATGTATTCGGTAATGGAAGTAGTTTAATTTTTGTTGTAAGTAATGGATCAGGATATCCAGTAAATATTAGAAGTACTTATCCATCACTAAATGTATGGCATCATTTAGTTTGCTTGTGGGACGGAACAACAAATACAAATGGAGCAAAAATGTATTTAAATGGTTCTTTATTTAAACAAGGAACTGCATCTGCTACAAGTTTTGCAACATCACAAAATATCTTTGCTGGTGGTAACAGACCAGGATTTTATCTAGATGGACGCATATCTACAATTAAAATATATGACAGAGTTTTGAGTGCAGCAGAAGCCTTACAAAACTATAATGCTACAAAAGACAGATACGGATTATGAGAACCTATGTGATAGTAAATACATCAGACTTGGTAACATTGAATTATAGTCAACTACTTACAACAAGTATTGAAACAACCATACACAATGTCGACGGAGATAAAGCAATTGTGAAATATGAAGGAGATATGCCAAATACAATCAATTCTCTCAATGATAAGACTTTACATAATTATAATGAAATACTTGTTATAGTAAAAAGCGATGAATGGAAATCAGATCCTGAAGTTGAATAATATAATTGATTAATATTTCTAACTATTTATAAATAAAGTAATGGCTAAACAATTATCTAAAGTTGGAGTTACAGATGGCGCTCTTGCAACCGCTGCTCAAGTTACTCAATCTATTGACGCTCTAACAGGAGCTGATGCCTATGATCTTACACTATCAGGTTCATCAACTACTACAGGATCAATTAATATTTTAGCTTCAGCTGCATCAAATCTAACTTTAGAGGTAAATGAATCTGCTCAATTTGAATTCTTAAATGGAGCACCTAATACAGGTTCATTTATAGTTCAAACTTCCCCAGATACAGGTAAAGGTGCTTTACAATCTTATTTTGGTCAAGGAACAGGAACAGTTTTTAGTACAACTATACCTAACCAGTTATTTGGATTAAAATATATAACAGGCTCTAATGCAACAGAAGGCGAACTTTCCATGACATTTGGTAAGAGAGATTTATCTGGTTTAGGTTCACCAGCACTTAACATGAATAATTTTTATGTTGCTTATGAGCCAGGTGGAATATTTACAAATGCTCAAGGAGAATTAGAATTACATCTAGGTGAACATGACCAGGTCGGTACTGGTATAGTATTACAATATAGAGGAGGACTTACAGCATTATCTCAAACATCATCATATGCAGGGTATTTTTCATCATCAGCATTTCCAAATCAACAACTCCACACAAGACCATTTGCAATCAGTGCAACCTCAACAGTAAATGATTCTAATCCTGCATTTGTAATTAATAAAAATATTACTGGCTTAACTACATCTAATTTTAGTGTAGATTATGGAGGTAATATTAGTAGTAGTGGAGATATAACTGGTGGTACCTTATCTATATCGAGTAATCAAATTAATTTTACTAATCTTCCAACTTCTGATCCTGGAGTAGTAGGTCGTTTATATAGAGATGGAGCAACAGTAAAGGTATCAATTTAATTTTAACTATTATAAAAATTTTCTTATATTTATAATAAATTTTTTTTATGATTAAACAAGAAGTTACAAAAATCACAGATCAAGAATTAGATTCTGTTAAAAAGTTGCAAGAAGAACAATCTGTATTAATTAATAATGTAGGTAATTTTGAATATCAATCAAAATTCTTTTTAGATAAAAAAGATCATGCCTTAGAGGAATTAAAAAGTATAGATAGTAAAATTCAAAATATTTCTGAAGAGTTAAAAAAGAAATATGGAGATGTAGTTATTAACACTCAAACCGGAGAAATTATAAAAGAATAAAAAGTTTTACAAATAAATGTTTTGCCATAACAAAAGATATTTATTAATATAAATTAAAAACAAACAATGGCTGACGTACTTATATCACCTGGTGTACTAGCGAGAGAAAATGATCTATCGTTTATTCAAAATCAACCTTTAGAAGCAGGAACAGCAATTATTGGTCCCGCTGTAAAAGGACCTGTAGAAAGACCAAGACTCGTTACATCATATTCAGAATATTTAAATACCTTTGGATCTACCTTTGAAAGTGGTAGTAATCAATATACATATTTAACATCAATTGCTGCATATAATTATTTCCAACAAGGAGGTACTACACTACTAGTAACAAGAGTAACTTCCGGATCATTTACACCAGCCGTTAGCACTAAGATTGATAGTAACGCTATCACAGGAGAGATTAAAACAGGAATTAACGAATTATTAACATCGTTAAGCTCTTTCTCAGGATCAGCTGCAGGTGGTACTTTTGCAATTTCTGCTTCAGCTACATCTGGTAATGGAGCATTATTTACAGCAAGTATTACAACTGCAGTAGGTGGTACAACAGCTACTCAAATTTCATGTAGCGCAGGAACGGGATTTGTCGTCGGTGAAACAATTACTATTACATCTCAATCTCTTGGTGCAACTACTGGGGATGGTTCAGATCTAACTATTACTTTAACTTTAGATGATCTAGTAAATGCTGAACCATTTGAATTAGAAACATTATCAGAAGGTATTATACAAAATAGTACCTCCTCACAAGGCTCTAACGGTTTACTACCATCAGGTACTAAGGATAATCTTAGATATGAAATCACTGCAGCCAATTCTTCATCAGGTACATTCACAGTATTAATTAGAAGAGGGAATGATTTAACAAATGAAAAAGTTATTTTGGAGTCATTTACAAATGTAAATTTAGATCCTTTTTCTCAAGACTTTATTAGTAAAAGAATAGGTGATATTACAGAAACCTTACTTTCTGACTCAGGAGAATTTTATCTACAAGTTAGTGGATCATTTGCTAATAGATCTAAATTTGTAAGAGTTAAAAGTGTAAGTAAACTTACTCCTAACTACTTTGATAATAACGGTACGCCTAAAAATGAACTTACTAGCTCTCTACCAGTTAATCAAAGCGGATCTTTCGAGAGCGCTTCAGGAGATATTATTCCAAGTGAAAGAGCAGGAAATTATTATGAAACTATTAATTCAACGGATACACAAGGACTTATAGGATCTGATTATGATAATGCTATTAATCTTTTAAATAATAAAGATTCTTATAGATATAATCTTTTATTAACACCTGGATTATATATAGAAAGTGGTAACCATTCCAGTCAATTAACTCAAATTAGAGATAATGCAAGATCTAGAGGAGACTTTATGGCTATTCAAGATCCAGTATTTTACGGTAAGAACATTCTTGATGTAACAGGAGCAACTGTTAACTTAAATACCTCTTATGCTGCGGTTTATTGGCCATGGCTACAAACTGTAGATCCAGATTCTGCAGCCACAGTATTCGTACCAGCATCAGCAATGATGGGAGGAGTATTTGCCTTTAATGATTCAGTCGCTGAACCGTGGTTTGCTCCAGCAGGAATTAACAGAGGTTCACTACCAGGGGTAATCAGAGCAGAAAGAAGATTAACACAAGGTAATAGAGATGATCTTTATGATAATAATATTAATCCTATTGCTACCTTCCCTAACGCAGGTGTAGTAGTATTCGGACAAAAGACTACTCAGAAAAAAGCCTCAGCATTAGATAGAGTAAATGTAAGAAGATTATTAATCGCACTTAAAGGATTTATTTCTGGAGTAGCAGATAACTTAGTATTCGAACAGAATACAGTAGCTACAAGAAATAACTTCTTAGCACAAGTTAATCCTTACTTAGCTTCAGTTCAAGAAAGACAGGGATTATTTGCCTTCAAAGTAGTAATGGATGAAACAAATAATACAGCTGATGTAATCGATAGAAACCAATTAGTAGGTCAGATATTTATCCAACCAACTAGAACCGCCGAATTCATCATCTTAGATTTCAACATCTTACCTACAGGAGCTGAATTTCCAGAATAAATAAAAAATTAGTTATCGACTATTTATAATAGAACATTAAATATAGAACATGCCAGTATTAGACAGTAACGAAATATTTTTTACCGCATTTGAACCAAAACAGAAGAATAGGTTTATTATGTTCATGGACGGGTTTCCAACTTTCATGGTAAAGAAAGTAGGGGAGATCAAGGTAGAAAATGGTGAGGTGACTTTGAATCACATTAATGTATATCGTAAAATTAAAGGAATGACTAAATGGTCAGATATCGGTATTACATTATATGATCCAATCACACCCTCTGGAGCTCAGGCTGTAATGGAGTGGGTACGTCTACACCATGAATCTGTTACTGGTAGAGATGGATATTCTGATTTCTATAAAAAAGATTTAACTTTCAACGTTCTTGGACCTGTTGGTGATATCGTTTCCGAATGGATTATTAAAGGAGCATATATTAAAGATGCTGCATTCGGAGAGTATGATTGGGCTAGTGAAGGAGAGGCACAAGAATTGACAATGACAGTAACTCCTGATTATTGCGTGCTTAACTTCTAAAGTTAGCAATAATTAGTTATATTTAATAATAATAGTTTTAAAAAATAAAATTTATGGCCGCACCTAAGTTTCCTACGGAAATCGTGACACTACCTTCTAAAGGAGTATTATATGATGCTGAAAATCCTCTTGCTAAAGGAGAGATTGAGATGAAATATATGACTGCTAGAGAAGAAGATATTCTAACAAATCAAACATATATCGAAAAAGGAATTGTATTAGATAAACTAATGCAATCCTTAATCATTTCAGATATTAAATACGAAGATCTTTTGATTGGTGATAAAAACGGTATTATGATTGCCGCTCGTATCTTATCTTATGGTAAAGAATATTCATTTGAATATTCAGGAAAAGAATTTACTGTAGATCTATCAGAATTCGAAGAAAAGGAATTACATAAAGAAGTAGAGAAAGGAGTTAATAATTTTGACTTTCTTCTACCGCATTCTAAAGTACCTATTACATTTAAGCTTTTAACTCATAAAGATGAAAGAGCTATCGATAATGAAATCAAAGGTCTTAAAAGAGTACGTAAAGATGCTTTTGAACTATCAACTAGATTAAAGTATATTATTACATCAGTAGATGGTGATGATACTCCAAAAGCAGTTCGTTCATTTGTAGATAATACTCTACTAGCAATGGACTCCAGAGCATTAAGATCTTATATTAAAGAAATCTCTCCAGATATCGATTTATTTTTTTTTCCAGAAGAACTCGTTAAAGGTATCAACCTCCCAATTACTCCGCAGTTCTTTTATCCTGACCTCGAGTAACGCAGCTCAATATAGAAAAAATCTATTTACAGTTCTCCATCAGATAGTTTTCTATGGGAAGGGTGGATATGATTTAGATACTGTATATAACATGCCTATATGGTTACGTAAGTACGTTTATCATGAAATACAAGAACATTATGAAAACGAGCGTAAGCAATATGATAAGTCTAGTAATACTAGTACATCATCTACTTTAGTAGACTCTGAAGGTAAAATTAATCGTTCTCAATTTAAAGCTGCTGAACCTAAAGGAATGCCTGGTCGTTCTGCTCCTAGCTATAAATAATTTGATTAGTAGATATTTATAATTATGGCCTCTAGAGAAGAGTTAAATAATCAAAAGCAGTTTAATAAAGAGCAAGAAAGGCAATTAACTGCAACTCAACAAATTGTAGATTATACAAGAACTCTTAATGACGATTCTAGAGAGCTATTAGGATTAAGTACAAAACGAACTACTGCTGAAAAACAATTAGCTAGTTTATTAAATTCATCAGCTACAACTCTTTCAAAACAGCTAAAAGATTATAAAAATATTAATGAAGTTCAGACTGATATAGCAAAAAATGCAGAGAATTCAGCACGAATGGAGAAAGAAGCTGGAATAATATTAGAAGGTCGTGTAGGAGATGTTAAAGCTGCTGTGGAAGCAAGCAGACAAGCAAGAGATTTAGAAAAACAAATTAAAAGTTTAGGTGAGGGAGTATCAGAAGAATTAAAAGAGCAAGCACGATTAGCAACAGAGGCAGCAGATGCTCTTATGTCTAATGTAACAGAAGCAGAAAAATTAGCATTTAATACTTTAGAAACCTCTCAGGAACTTCAACAGCAAAATCGAGTATTAAAAAGTCAAGAACAAGGATTTAAAAATTTAAATAAAGCAGGAGGAGTACTTGAAGGTACTATGCAAGGTATTGGTGGAGTATTAAAACAGTTTGGTTTAGGAGATCTTGCAGATAAAATGGGCTTTGATGATATTGAAAGCCATATGGATACCTTTAAAAAGGATATGCTAGCAGTCACCGATGAATTTGGTAATACAACATATAGAGCAGCTACTTTTGGAGATACTGTTAAGATAGGAACTGAGCGAGTTAAACAAATGGGTACTGCATTTGCAAATGCTATACCTTTAATGATAGTTGGGAAGTTAGTTCAAACATTAAATGCAGCATCTGAAGAACAAAAGAAAATTAGAAACCTTAGCGGTCAAAATGCAACTCAAATTAGCGCTGCTAATATGAATCTACTATCATCTATAGATTATTTAAAAACTATTGGTGCTTTAAGTAAAGAATTAGGAATTAATGTAGATGCAGCCTTTAGTAAAGAAACATTAACTGAAGCAGCTGAACTAACTCAACAGATGGGCTTATCAGCAGAAGCTACAGCCAAAATGGCTCTTAGGACTCAAGCTTCAGGAGGCAATATGAAAAATAATACTGCTCAAGCATTCAAAACAACTAAAGAGTTTATTAAAACTAACAAATCTGCTGTTAATATTGGTCAGGTAATGGAAGATGTAGGTAATGCATCCGGAGCAGTATCATTATCATTGGGAGATTCTACTAAAGCACTAACAGCAGCTGCTGCTCAAGCTAGATCTATGGGTTTGAGTTTAAAAGATATGGAAGGTATTGCAGATAATCTTCTAAATATTGAATCTTCTTTAGAAGCTGAAATGGAAGCAGAACTTCTAACTGGTAAATCTCTTAACTTAGAAAGAGCAAGATCAGCTGCTATGATGAACGATATGGAAACTCTTGGTAAGGAAATTGCCGGTAATCAAGAAATTCTAAATTCATTCCAATCTGGTAGTAGAATGGAGCAACAAGCTATAGCTAAATCCTTAGGGATGTCTACAGATCAAGTAGCTGATATGATATATCAACAAAAACTTAGTGCTGGTATGTCAGAAGAACAAGCTGCTAAAGCTGCTGGTATTAGTGTAGAAGAAGCTAAAAGATTATCTGCTCAAGAGCAACTAAATAAGTCATTAGAAAAAATGGCATCTTTATTAGTACCCATCTTAAGTAAGATAACCTCTTTAATGTCTAATACTCTAATGTTTAAAGCAATACTTGGAGTAGCAGCAGTGTCGATATTACCAAAAATTGTTTCTGGTGTAGGAGCAATAACTTCTGGATTTAAAGAAGGAGTAGGTATAGTAAAACAATTAATACCAAGTTTAGGAAAACTACAAGATAAAATAAGCGGAAGCAAGTTAGGTCAGAAAATAAAAGGGATGTTTGGAGGAGGTGGAGCTAAAGATGCAGTACCTTCAGGAGCAGATAAAGTAGGTGATGTTGCTAAAGATACTAAATCAATCACGGCTGGTCAAGGAGGAGGAACGAAAGCTTTTCTTACTGATCTTGCTGCAGGTCTAAAAGAAATGGGAGCAGGTCAAGTATTTGCAGGAATAGGAGCAATGGCCTTAGCAGGTCCTGCTTTTATTTTAGCTCTTCCTTCTATACCATTTTTATTATTTATGGGATTAACTCCACTAAATTTATTAAAACAAAACTTTACAGGTTTAGCAGCAGGTTTAAATAAAATGTCAACTACTTTTGTTGGTATAGGAGCAGTAGCATTAGCAGGACCAGCATTAGCATTAGGAACATTAGCTATACCATTTTTAGGATTCATGGCTATACCAGGTTTAGGTATTGCATTACAAACTAACTTTACAGCTTTATCAACTGGTTTAACTACATTTGGTAATCCAGCGACTGCTACAAATGCATTAATAGGAATAGGATTAATGGGAGCATTGGGTACAGCAATGATTCCATTTGCATATGCATTATCATTATTAACTCCTGTAATAGAAGCATTTGGTGATGTTGTAGTAAATGTAATGTCTGCATTTCCGCCTATTATTCAAGCAGTAGCTGATGGATTTATAACTATGTTTAAAGGTATAACTCCTAAAAACGTTGCTTCAATGGCATTATTAGGACCTGCTTTACTTTCTGCATCGGTCGGTTTAGGTGCATTTGGTGTAGCTATGGCAGGGTCAAGCTTTGCAGCATTCTTTGGAGGAGGAATATTAGATGATTTAGAAGATTTTGCGGAACTAGGTCCTAAAATAGGACAGCTAGGTACAGGTCTATCACAAACTACTGAGTTTATGAATAAAATAGGTGGATTCTCATCACCCCTATTTATGACTGCTGCTGCTATTAAGAGTATCGCCGACAGTTTATCAACAATGAGAGCTGCAGGATTCTTAGCTATGCCTGTAATAGGTAGATTGCTTGCATTATCTAATGCAGGACCTGGATTACTTCTTGTTAGTAAATTATTAGGATCATTCTCAGAAAAAGATGAAGATAAAGATAAAGATCTAAAATTAGAAACTATGATCAATGAGATGAGAGATATGAAATTAATATTAAATAAGTTACTAGATAAAGATACAGCAGTTTATATAGATGGGGAAAGAATAGATGAGGCTATTCAAGTAGGTAGTAAATTAGATTAAAAAAATATATTGAACTATTTATAATAAAAGGAAATGGGACTTAAAGACAAATTAATTACCGGACAAAGTGTATTATCAAAAAACAACGGAGGTCCTAATTCAAAATTAGCAGCATCTTCTCAAGAATCAACTCTTCATGGTAAAATGGATGGAGTAGCTGGATACTCTTTAAATGGTAGTGACTTTATTAATGTAAATAAAAACTATCAGGAATATTCTGATGGTGTACCAAATTTATTACCTAATCCTTCAGTATTAGATACTAATGGTGTTACACCTAAATCAGCTTTCTCTACACCAAGAACTAAAGCTTTGAATAGTACTTTTTCAAAAGGAACCTATAGAGATAATCCACCAGAAGGCGCTCAAGCTTTTTAAAATGAAAAATGGGGTTATTAAAATCGTTCAAAAACGGAACACAGACCGATCTTAGACAAAAGAAATTCGGTAAAGATAGACCAGGAGATGGCTCGTCTAACCAACCCTATATACAACAATCAATAGATAGAACTTTAGTAAGAGGTTCAAGTACGGATGCACTACTAAGAGGAGGTTTAAATGCAGCTACTACCGCTGTTGAGGATTCTAATAGATTAGCTGATTTATTATTTGATAGAAAAAGTCCTCAAGGTTTTTTATTTGTATCTAAACAAAGATTATTATCAAAAATATCACCTAAAACTCCTGCTTCCTTTGGCAGTGGATACACAGGAGGAGCACTTAACCAAGGTGTTTATTCACCACTATCCACTGTAGAACAAGCTAAAAGGGGTTTCTCTGGTTTCCATACTGAAAGATTTGGTTTATTTTTAGGAACTGGATTAAATAGATATAATGATGTAGTACAAGGTAAATCCAATAACGGTATACCATCTGATAGCAGAATATTCGGATTACAACAAGCTCTATTTACAGATAATGGAGCACCTGAAGGAACATTAGATGTATTTAAAGTTAGTGATAATAACAATACACCAGTTGTTTTAGAATATAACGGTGGTCCAGGATCAAATACAGGAGAAGGAAATACATTATTAAAATATTCTACTTCACCACTAGGAGGGAAGACTACAGTAAATATTAATACTGAAGGTACTTTTTTTAAAACTTCATTTGATCTAGAGCAACCAAACTTTACAACACCAACTAATCTTACTGATAAAAAATCCGGTTTAGGTTTAGAGCTTATAAATGAAAATAGATATCTTACTGAAGATAATTTTAACATAGAAAATACATTTAGTCTTACTGGTAATAATACAAACATGTGGGGTCTAGGAGTAAATGTTAATCCAAAAGCAGCTACTACTGTGGTTGGAGGTATATTAACTACAAATATAAAAATAGAAAACACTCTATTTACTCCAATTCCTGACCCTACAGAAGATATAAAATTTAATACTCCAAGAGATATAAGTGGTAAAAGATCAACTATCTCTTCAATTGATAATCTATATTTACAATTTTTTGTAAATGAAGATTTATCACCAATTATAAAAGAATTTCCTGGACCTGAAGGTAACAAGTTTGGAATTACAAATACTATAATAAATAAAGCAACTAATCAATTTGCTGCTCCTATTAATAGTAATATTAACTTAACAGGTACTTATTTCCAATCCCCAGTTGAAATAATAGATAGAAATTTCACAACTCCAATAGATGTATCTAGTAAATCTTCTTTTATATCCTTAAAAAATCTATATAATAATAAAATACTTCCAGGTGTTCCCTATATTAATTTATATAATTTAGATGGAAATAATACTGATACATGGGGACTAGGTAATGGATTAACATTTAATTTAGCAACTGATCCTGAAGGTTCCCCACAAACTGTATCATTATTAAAACCAAGTGCTGGAGATTATTATATTAATCCATCATCAATTGTAAATTTTAATATTAGTAATAATATTATATCAACAAGTACTAATACAGATAAAAATGGTATTCGATTAAAAGAACTATATCAAGATAAAAAAGTAAGAGATGGTATAGTAAGGAAATATGATATTAAAAAAAATATATCAGATCGAGCAGGATTCCAAACAAATAATAATATAAGAGTTGGTACTGATAATGAAAATGCACCAATTATACTACCAGGAGTAGAAACAAATACTTTTTCTCCACCATCTTCTCAAAATACAAATAATACTATAAGCGTTCAAGAAAAAATTCAAAGCGCATATAATAGTATACAAAGCAATTCTGGTGTAAATAATAATTCTTTAAATGGTTCTAACTTAGCTACAGATAATAAAAATAGTCCTACTGGAGTAAGAACAGTTAACAAACAATACGATCAACAATTAACACTTGATCAAATAAAATCTAAATCAAGACAAGGAACTACAGATGGTAATTATCCAACATCTGTTCCACAAATAACTCCTGATTTTAGAAAAAGTGTAAAAAAATTCAATACATACGCAAGTAGCTATGATACTACAAATGGAAGAAAAGATACAAGAGTAAGATACGGTAATCCAGGAGGAACAGATAGTAAGGTTGTCGGAAGTAATAAACAATCCCCTTTTAAAAGATTTACCTCTTTAAATTCCTCAGATGTATTAGATAAAATCAATGCTTCTAAAGTATATAAAGCAGAGCAAGCAAAATCAACATTAAAAGATTTAGTAAACTTTAGAATAGGAATTATAGATAATGATAATCCTAGACAAAAAGATTATATACATTTTAGAGCTTTTCTTAAGGATATAGATGATAAATATACATCAGCATGGGATTCATTAGACTATGTAGGTAGATCAGAAAAATTTTATAATTACAAAGGGGGATTTGAAAGAAATATATCTACATCTTGGGTATTAGCTGCTCAATCTAAAGGAGAGCTTTTACCTATGTATCAAAAGTTAAATTTCTTAGCATCTACTCTAGCAGGAGATTATTCATCAGCAGGATATAATAGAGGAAATCTTTCTACATTAACTATAGGTGATTATGTTGTAGAACAACCAGGATTCTTTAAAGCTATTTCATTCAAAATGAAACAGGGTAATTCTTGGGAATTAGGAATAAATCAAAGCGGTACTCAAGAAGGTCCACAATTATGTCATATTATAGAAGTAAGTAATTTTGAATTTACTTGTATACATGATTTCCGACCTCAAAAATTATCTGATCAATTTGATTCTGGTAGAGCATTTATTTTAAACAATCCTAATACTAACTATATTAGTTCAACCTACAGCCCAGTTTAAGTTATGAGATATGATAATATACCATTCATTTTTGCTCCTACAGGAGAAAGAGCATACAGAAATATAAGATATCCTGAAATACCTCTTTCAGAAAATGATACTTATATGTATGCTACTGAAACTGATAGATTAGATACTTTAGCGTTAAGATTTTATAAAGATCAATCTTTATGGTGGATTATAGCTATAGCTAATCCTGGAATGGATTTATTTACAATATTTCCTCCTACTGAAAAAAGAATTAGAGTGCCATCTGGAGTTAATAGTATACTAGGAGAATTTGATCGAATTAATAATACAAATCTAGTTTTAGATTATAATTTAAATATTACTAGAAATAAATCAGGATTGGGTAATGGTCAAGCAACAATATCTACTCCAACAAGTAATAATGGTATATCTAACGGTTCTTCAGGTATTGGTCAAACAATATCATCAGGAGGGTATTAATTTTTTAAAGTTTTAATATTTATTAGTATGTCTACAATAGGTGCAAATCCATCTCTACCAGGAGAAGGGATGCTAAAATGGGTTAAGAAACAAGTTGACGCAAGACAAAAAATCTATGGTAAAAAAGAAAACAGAACTCCTGAAGAGATAAATTTTCTTAATAATAAAAAACCTTGGATTAAATTAGCCTCTTCTGTAAGTGTAAAAGATACTGCTAAACTAGCAAAAACTGGTTTATTGCAATATGGTGGAGGAAGAAATCTAGCTAAAAATTTTGTGTTATTTAACGGTGTATCAATTAATACAGGAAACGGATTAGGAGAAGGCTTCAGATCAGGTATAGGTTTAGGAAATGATGTAGCTTACGGTATAGGTGGAAAAGACTTCGGATATAAACCAATGCCAGCTATCGAATCAGTAACTATATCAACTAAAGGTAATTATGGAGGTTTAAAAGAAGCTATAATAAAAATATTTGCATATAATAAACAGCAATTTGATATTATAGAATTACTTTATCTAAGGTTAGGTTATTCCGTACTATTAGAATTTGGTAACAATCAATATGTTACTAATAATAATCAAGTTAGACAAATGGGTCCTACAATGACAGATACAACTTGGTTTGATAATGCATTTTTTGAAATACCTGCTGAAACTATTTCCTCTATAAATAATACTTCCAGATTAGCTGGTAGATATCAAACAGCATCTGATCAGGTAGGAGGTATTTCAAAAGCTTTAGGAGCTGATGATAAATTAGGAGCTAAAGCACAAGATTTAAGAAATTTAGCTTCTAAAAGAGCTAATGCTGCTGTTCAAAAAAATATAATGGAAGCTCAAAAATTACTACTAGATATTAAAAAAAGATATGTAGGTAACTATGAGGGAATGATAGGAAAAATATCTAATTTTAGTTGGGACTTAAATAGTAATGGAGTATATCAAATAACTTTAAAAGTTATTACATATGGTGATTTGGTAGATGGATTTTTTGTAAATACTAAAAAAGTGTTTCCTAAGGATGGAGAAATAGGTAAAGGTTTAGTTGAAGGTTTAATAGGTAAAGCAGTAAATTTCTTTTCTAGTTTATTTGGAGGAGATGAAGAACCCGACCCTCCTGAAATACCAGATGTAGATAGGAAGTTTTTAAAAAATGCTAAAGATGTTACAGATGTTAATGGAATACTTTATATGTTTTATGATGGATTATATAATTCTTTAAGAAGTACTCCATATGCTAACAGAAAAAATATAGGAGGAGGAAACCCCTGGAAATTTTATACAGAAAATGTAAATGAGGATAACACAGCAGCGTTCAAAGGTACTAGTCCGGCTGATATATTTGATATAAAGACAGTAGGTTCTGCAGATGATGAAAAAGGGGAAGGATATACAGATGATAAATATATTAGTTTAGGATACTATCTTGATATTCTAAATAAATTTACTATGGGATTTATTGAAGCTGGTACTGAAGGTATTACAGGTTTTGAACCTAATGCAGATTCAGAAAATGGTCCTATACAGTTTGATAATAGTCAAGATACTTTTTTCTGTAATACTAGTTTTTATCAAATATCAGGAGATCCTACTATATGCTTAATTAAAAATACAGGAGCTCCTGCTAGTATTATTACTGATGATCAATATAGAGATTTTAAAGTAAGAAAAAATGGTATTTTAGTAGGAGACATTATGAACATATATCTTCAAATGAATTATTTAGCTGAATTATGTTACAATGCAGCAAAAAATAAAGACTCTAAAATAACAGTAAAAGATCATATAGAAACTATATTAAATGCTGTATCTGAATCATTAGGAGGATTAAATCGACTTAGAGTAAAATGCGATGAGAATACTGGTAAATTATATATTTTTGATGAAAATCCAATACCAGGTAGAAGATTAATTACTGATTATATTAATCCAGGAGCTAATAATCCTAAACCGGTAGAATTTTTAGTATATGGATTTGAAGGAGATAGAGGATCATTTGTTAGAGATTTTGGTATAAAATCAAAAATTGATAATAGTTTATCAACTATGATTACTATCGGTAAAAATAGAACAGGAATAACTGCAGGATACGATTCAACTTCATTTGCTAATTGGAATGAAGGATTAGAAGATACTGTAATGCCAAGCTTAATAGTAGCTACTCAAAATTCTAATGATTTAGCAAGCTATAAAGATGAATATAAAGAAAAACTAAATAGTTTATCTAGCTTAGCTAATAAGCTGTACAAGAATGATGAAAAAGTAAAATTAAAATATACAAGTCAAACTAAAAATGTATTAAGAGAAGTAGTAATGGCTGAACAATCAGTTCATGCTGCAGAGCAAAAAGAAACTGGAGGATCATCACCACTTACAGGATTTTTACCAATAAGTTTAGAATTAACTATAGATGGATTATCTGGTATGAAAGTATTTCAAACCTATACAGTTCCTAACAGTTTTCTACCAGCTTCATATCCAAAAGCATTTGATTTTATTTTAAAAAAATATTCACATCAAGTAGATCAAAATGGATGGACTACTAAATTAGAATCTTTTTCTATCCCTTCTCCACAAGAAAAACCTCTAGATGAACCATGGTATAAGATGGATGCTAGTACATTAGCTACTATTATATCTGAAGCTGAACAAGAAAAAAATGATGCGGAATTTGCAGCACAATCAAGCCTATTTGATTCAAGATCAGCTGTTAGAGGTGGAGCTGCTGGAGGAGTAGGATTAGGCGGAGGTGCAGGCGGATTAGGTTTAGGTCAAGGAGTAGGTCAAGAAATTAATGCTGATAATCTTACCTTAGCTAAGACAGCTAGTCCTGGAAGTATACAAAGAGTTAAAAACTTAGTAGCTAAATTTGAATCTAGAGGAAATTATGGTATATTTAATTACGGAGTAAGTGGAGGAAGCGGAGCATCTACTGATGGTTTAAAAGCATACTCTGCTGGTGGAATATCTGATATAACAACTCAAACCTTTAATTGGATTAATACTAAATTTCAAAGACAAACAGGTAAAGGAGCAGGATTTGCTACTGGTAAATATCAAATTATTCCTGGTACTATGAAAAGCTTCTTATCAAAAAACCCAGATTTTAAATCTAAAATATTTAATGTAGAAAATCAAGAGGCATTAGGAGATTATTTATTTACACAAAAAAGAAGATCTGCAGGAAATTATTTATTAGGTAAAAATGAAGGATCTCTAAAAGATCTTTCAGATGCTGTTCAAGATTTAGGATATGAGTTTGCATCAATGCCAGTTATAAAATTATCAAACGGAACTATAGTTGGAGATGCCGCTACTGGAACAGGTAAAGGAGCATATTATGGGGGTCAAGGACCCAATCCATCAACATCTAAAGTATCAGTTGCTACCATGGCTATTGCATTAATAGGATCTAGAATCGATAAAACAGGTAAACAACCATCTTATCTACCAAGCTATTATTCAACAACTTAAATAAATAAAAAATATGTCAATAGCAGGTACAAATCCATGTTCTATAGGAGAGGGGATGTATAGATGGACAAAACGTTCCATACTTAATAGACAAAAAATATTAAGTAAATCTACTAATCGATCTTCTGAAGAAATAAATTATGTAAATAATAGAAAACCATGGATTAAAATGGCATCATCTGTTAAGGTAACTAATGAAGGAGCAAAAAAACTATCTAGATCTGGTCTTAATCAATTTACTGGAAGAAAGCTAGCTAAAAATTTTGTTTTATTTGGCGGGACCGCTGTGGGTACAAATAATACAAGAGCAGGAATAGGAAAAGGATTCTCTGGAGCTTATGGTATAGGAGGTACTGATTTCGGATATAAACCAATGCCTGGTATCACCAATTTAAGAGTTAGAACAAAAGGTAGATTAGGTAATCTAAAAGAAGCTCAACTTAGTATTAAAGCATATAATAAACAACAATTTGATATTATAGAACTCTTATACTTAAGATTAGGATATACAGTAATAGTTGAATTTGGACATAATCTTTATATTTCAAGGAGTGGTGAAGTAAGAAATACTGGTGGTACTATAATTGATAAGTATTGGTTTGAGGATAATAATTTTAAAATTGATACTTCTCAATTAATTTTTTATAATAAAAAAATAGTAAATGCTTCAGATGAAGCATATGAATCATTAGAAGGTAAAGCAAAACAAGAAGCAGAAAAAATAAATGATCAAGCTGATGATAATATACAAGCTATTCAAAATTCAATATTAGCATCTAAAATACAATATCAAGGACATTATGATGGTATAGTAGGAAAAGTAACTAATTTTGATTTTAAACTTGATAAAAATGGAGTATATAGTATTAACTTAACCATTATTAGTTATGGTGACTTAATGGATAGTTTTTATATTAATACTAAAAAAGTTTTTCCTAAAGATGGAGAAGTCGGTGGTAGTCTAGTAGACTCTATAATTGGAGTATTTACAAATTTTTTCTCTTTTTTATTTGGAGGAGATGAAGAACCCGATCCTCCTGAAGTACCAGATATAGATAAGAAATTTTTAAAAAATGCTAAAGATATTACAGATATAAATGGAATATTATATATGTTTTATGATGGATTATATAATTCTTCAAGGGGCGGATCTTTCGCTAATAGAAGTTCTTTAGGTGGAGGTAATCCATGGAAATACTATTTAGATAATATTAATAAAGATAAACCTGATTTTACTAAATCTAAACCTGCAGATATTTTTGATATTAAAGTTCAAGGATCAGAAGATGATACTCTAGGTTTGGGATTTACAGATGATAAATATATTAGCTTAGGATACTATCTTGATATTCTAAATAAATTTACTTTAGGATTTATTGATAAAGACTCTAATAAAACAGGCTTATCAAGTATTGTAGATACACAAAATAGTCCTATTAAATTTGATAATAGGCAAGATAGATTTTTTTGTAATACTCATCCATTTCAAATATCTGCAGATCCTCTTGTTTGCTTAGTTAAAAATGTAGGTGGTCCTGCTCCAATATTAACTGAGGACCACTATAGGGATTTTAAAGTAAGTAAAGGAGGCTTTATGGTAGGTGATATAATGAATATATATCTGCAAATGAATTTCTTAGCAGAACTATGTTACAACTCAGCTAAAAATAAAGATGCTAAAATATCAGTAAAGGATCATGTAGAAGAAATTTTATTTAAAATTAATGAAGCATTAGGTAGTATAAATCGCTTAGCTGTAAAAATAGATGAAGAAACTGGTATAGCATTTATAATAGATGAATGTCCTTTTCCTGGTAGAAAAAAAATACAAAATTTAGTAAACAATGGAATCAATGAAGTAGACAATGTTGAATTTGAAGTCTATGGTTTTTCCAAAGATGAGAAATTAGCAAGTATGGTAAAAGACTTTGGTATAAAAACTAAAATACCAAAAGAATTAGAAACTATAATTACTATAGGAGCTCAAGATGCAGGCTATACACCTGGATTTGATGCCACTAATTTTGCTAGCTGGAATAAAGGTTTAGAAGATACTGTATTACCAGCATTAGTTGTATCTACCTCTAATGAAAAAAATGCTGGTAGCGCTAAAGAAACCCTTCAGGATAATTTAAACCAATTAATGACATTAGCTAATAAACTTTATCAAAACGATGAAAAGGTAAAAGCTAAATATATAGAGCAAACTAAAAATGCATTAACTAAATATCTTACTACTGAACAAGCTTTAACAGCTATTGTAAATAGAGATCAAGGAGGTACATCACCTGCTAATGGAATAATACCAATTAGTTTAGATTTAACAATTGACGGATTATCAGGTATAAAAGTATTCCAAACTTATACTATTAATTCATCATTTTTACCAACACAGTATTCTGATACATTAGATTTTATATTAAAAGGTTATACTCACGAGATAAATAATAAAGAATGGATAACTAAATTACAATCATTCAGTATACCAACCGACAGTAATATACCGGTTAAAAGTTTAGCTGAAATAACAGCAGATAAACTAGCATCAATTATAGCTGAAGCTCAACAAGAACTAAATGATGCTGAATTTAATGCTCAACAAAAATTATTCCAGGCTAGATCTGATATAAGAGCAGGAGCAGCTAATATTGCTGGTGGAGCAGCATCTTCACTATACCCTGGTCAAACCTCTCCTTCATTAGAAACAGTATTAGGAGGCGCATCAGCTGCAGATTTAACAAGAATTACTAAAGCCAAATTTCAAGAATTAGGATTTACATATCCTACTGAAAAAGGAATTATTTGGATTAGAACAGATGAAATAATTGATGATAAATTTACTGATTTATGTTGTGTAGTAATTAACGGTGAAATAGTCTATATAGCCCCCGCATCAACTATTCCAGGAGCTTACTGGTGGAAAAATTTAGCAGCATCTGCTGGTACAGGAGCAATGAGAGAAAATCAACAAGTTTTACAAAGTCATAAACTAACTGATACACCGTTATATAAAAATGATGGATCTCAAAAAGCTTTATCAAAACTGCCTTATTTTAGAGATAAAAAAAAATATGATGTATATAGAGACCCTAATAGGGATTTAATCTTTGATAAACACACAATTAAAAACGGCCGGTATGGTATGTTTTTCCACAGAGCAGGAGGTGGAGCTAAGGTAGGTCAATGGAGTGCAGGATGTCAAGTAGTACCTGATAGTTATTGGAAACAGGTACTTTCTTATTTTACTCTCGGTGATACAGTAGATTTAAACCAAATATTTATATTTGGAGGTGATTTAGTTTCTGGATAATTTATATTTATAATATATGACCTATATACCAAAAAATCAAATTAAATCTAATTTATTTACTTCTGGTAATGAATTTGTTACTGTACCTGATTATATTGTTTATATAGGATATTATTGGAAAAAATCAACAGGTCAAAAATATACAGGTAGAACCCCTAGTGATGGACCTAATCAAAGATTAATTCCTCTTGATATCGAAGTACCTCAAGATGAATTAGAAAATATACCATTAGTATTTCCTGAAAGGGTAACAGGTCCTACTACATCAGTTTATGACACTATTACTGAAAATAAATTTAAACCAATACGTAAGCCAAACGCAACCTTTACTAAACCAACACAAAATGACTATACTAATGGATTCTTTTTTAGATACTTTACAAAAAAAAGAAATCAAAATACTTTATATGAAATTAGCAAAGAAGACTATGAACTATTAAATAATAACTCTAGTAAAATTAACAAAACTTTGTATAGAGGTATAAAGGTAAGATGGTCTATATCTAATAAAAAAAGAGAAGATATTTTTTTAATAAATAAAAATATAGTACGTAATTTAGAAAATAGTAGAAATTTTTACGGATTATTTTCATTTTTTAGAGATGATTGGGATCAATATTTCTCAGATAAAATAGGTATAATTTATGTAAATGGTAAAAGAAATTATATTGATTATACATCAATTCCTGATAATCTCCCTCCTGCTTATCAATTTGGTAATCATAATACTATTGCTAATCCAGAAGTCCCAGCTAATCAAAATTGTGCAAATTGCATTTTTAGAAAAAGAAATCATTGCAATAAATGGAATGCAGTAATAAAAAAGGCATATTGGTGTAAATCTTATAAAATGCAAATCTATGAAGATGGTACAATGGGAGGTAAAGATTATAGTACTACCGACAAACCAACTACAGATGAAACTAATAAAATTTCATATACAAATACCACTACAATAGATTTAGGAACTAGTGGTACTCCTCGTAGAGAAACCAGCACTAGTTTTTCTTCTAACTACTCTACTGGAGGAGGTGGTTATTAGAGATATTTTTCGTATCTTTAAGTATGTACTGGTTGGTAGAGAATAAAAAACAGTTTGATACTTTTATTAATATTGGTAGAAATGACTTATATATAGAGGTAATCCCCGATTTTTATAATAATCATCCTTGCCAACAATCAATAGTAGGTTATTATATTAGATCCATTACCGACAAAAAAGGATATATCTTACCAGTAAATCATTATGAAACTTGTAATCTAGAACAAAAAGATGTAGTAGATTTTCTTAAAGGAATATCTAAGTTTTATTGTTATGATAAAAAGAAACTATTACATAACTTTAAACATAGAAATCTATTTGATATACAAATAAATTACAAAGAGTTACAAATAGATTACCCTTTAATTATACAAGATTTTCAAAGAAGAAAAATATCTAACTCAAACTGCCCTATAGTAAAGATATATGAGTACTATGAAGCTAAGTATGAGGAGATTAGTGATCATATTGATACTGATTATAATTCATTTTATAATAATAAAGTACCATTAGTATTCTCAGTTATTGAGTCAAGTGGTATAAAAATAAATAAACAATTATTTGAAAAACATTTTTATAAAAATAAAGAGGATTTTGTTTTTACTCAATATAATTATACAACTCTAACAACTCGACCATCTAATACATTTAAGAAAGTAAATTATGCTGCCTTAAATAAAGATAATGGTAGTAGGGATTGCTTTATACCAAGAAATGATTATTTTGTAGAAATAGATGTTTCTTCTTATCATGTACTTTTACTTTGTCAGTTACTTAATTATAAGTTTGAAGTTGAAGATATACATGAATATTTTGCATCTGTATATCAAACATCATATGATAAAGCAAAACAATTAACATTTCAGCAAATATATGGAGGAATAAAATCTGAATACGAACATATTCCATTCTTCCAGAAAGTAAAAAAATATTCTAATAATTTATGGTCTGAATTTAATTCAAAAGGCTATATAGAATGTCCAATATCTAATTATAGATTTTTAAAGAAAGATCATCCGCAAATGAATTCATTAAAATTAATGAATTACTTGCTGCAAAATTTGGAAACTTCAAATAATGTTCTTATCTTATATGATATCTTAAAGATACTTCGAGGTAAACAAACTAAGGTTGTTTTATATACTTACGATAGTATTTTATTAGATGTAGATAAAAAAGAAGAGGAAATAGTAGAGAAAATTAAAGAAATTTTTCGTATATTTAATCTTAAAATAAAGTGTAAAAATGGTAAAAATTATGGTAATCTTATAAAATGTTAAAGTTATGGAGGAGAATTTAGTTATAGAGTCGCAAGTTGATATTTATAATCGATATGATTATGATAAAATCAATAGTGAAATAGACGTGAATAATAAATTATTTTGTACATTCGTTACTCTGGAGGAGTTAGAGGATAGGTTAAAAAGTATAACCACAGAATACGAAATTAAGTACAGCAAGTTATTTGTACTATCTGTAGAAGATAGCGAAGAGTATGTAATTACTTACAATGTAGAAAATGCTAATGTTAGCGCTATCCCTTATAATACTATTTTAGTGCATCGAAAAAAGCATACAAATACCTTGTATACAATCAATGCATTAAATGAATTGATTAAAAAATTAAACGGTGGAGTAGTTGATACTAAATTTCCTATTGAATGGAACCACTATAGAAATACCATCATGCTAACTCAACAGGGTGGTTTAAAAATGTTAAAGACAAAAATATATCAAATAATTGAGTTATAAAAAATTGTTTCATCTTAAAAAGTTATAAAAATGGATTTAAACGCAATTCGTCAGAAACTGCAGTCTATGCAGAATCAAGGTAATGGTCAAGCCAATAATAATAATCGACCAAATTATTTCTGGAAACCTGCTGAAGGTAATTCCAAAGTTAGGATTCTTCCATCTGTATTTAATGCTGGATCACCATTCTCAGAAATGAAAATGTATTACGGTATTGGATCTAAAATGATGGTATCACCACTTAATTGGGGAGAAAAAGATCCTATTGCTGAATTTGTAAAGCAGCTTCGTCAATCTAATAACTCTGAACACTGGAGATTAGCTAAAACTTTAGATCCTAAAGTACGTATCTATGCTCCTGTTATTGTTCGTGGAGAAGAAAATGAAGGAGTTAAGCTATGGGGATTTGGTAAAATGGTATATGAATCACTTCTACAGTTAATCTTAGATGAAGAAGTAGGAGATTATACTGATGCTTATAATGGTCGAGATATTAAAATTAATTTAGTACGAGATCCTTCAGGAGGATACCCTAAAACTACTGTAAATCCTTCTATGAATCAGTCACCTGTTCATGAAGATGCTAAATTAGCAGAAGAGTTTTTACGTACTCAACCTAACCCACTAGAAGTATTTAAACCACTTCCTTTTGATACTATGAAGATAAATCTTCAAAATTATATTAATCCGGACGGAGGAGATACTGAAGCTGGTACTGTAGCAACACCAACCAATGTAACTACAACTGCAGAACCATCTTTCATTCCACCACCACCATCTTCTAATCATTCAGAACCTGCTGCTGCAAAGAAAAGTAAAGCAGATATGTTCGATGATTTATTTCAAGAAGAACCAGGTAACAAGAAAGAGGACGCTCCGTTTTAATTAATAATAGTATTTTATGGCAAAAAGTAAAAAGTCTTTATCCGAGGCCGTGTCTTCGGAAATCAAGTCGAAATTCGATTTAGGTAAGTTTAAACAAAAGAAAGGATTAGCAGGAAATGTAAAGTTCAAAGAACAACAATGGGTACCGCTATCTGATGCTTATCAAGATATTCTATCAGTACCAGGTATTCCTATGGGACATATTGTTCTATTAAGAGGCCATTCAGATACTGGTAAAACAACTGCTCTATTAGAAGCAGCGGTATCAGCACAGAAGCGAGGTATCCTTCCAGTCATTATTGTAACAGAGATGAAATGGAACTGGGAGCATGCAATGCAGATGGGATTGCAGGTAGATAGTGAAATAGATGAAGAAACTGGTGAAGTAATTGGTTACTCAGGAAACTTTATTTATGTTGATAGAGAAACCCTTAACTCAATAGAAGATGTAGCATCTTTTATTATGGATATAATTGATGAGCAATCTAATGGTAATTTACCATATGATCTTCTTTTCTTATGGGATTCTATTGGTAGTATTCCTTGTGATCTATCAATACGTTCTAATAAGAATAATAATGAATGGAATGCAGGAGCAATGTCTACTCAATTTGCAAATAATGTAAATCAGAAGATAGTTCTATCTCGTAAGGAGTCATCTAAGTATACCAATACATTAGTTTGTATTAATAAAGTATGGGCTATGAAGCCTGAGTCTCCTATGGGTCAACCTAAGTTGATGAATAAAGGAGGATACTCGATGTGGTATGATGCTACATTTGTAGTTACTTTTGGAAATATTATGTCTGCTGGTACTTCTAAGATTAAAGCAATCAAGGATGGTAAGCAAGTAGAATTTGCTAAACGAGTAAACGTTCAGGTAGAGAAGAATCATATTAATGGTGTAACTACTAGAGGAAGAATTATCATGACTCCTCATGGATTTATTAAAGATACACCTACATCTCTTAATAACTATAAAAAAGCTAGAACTCAAGAATGGTCTGATATCATGGGAGGGTCTAGTTTTAATATAGTAGAAGAAGAGCATGATTTAACAGATATCTCAACATATACACAAGAACCTTGAATAACATGGAATACTTGGATATCTTAAATAACCTTAACGAAGAGGATCAAGAAATTAAATTAAAACCACATGATAGAGTTTTGATTAT